AGATGGCAACATTGCTTTTGGTATGCCCACCCCCCCTATGGAAGATACAGACTTCTATGCCAACCTTTCTGAAATTATTGATGACTCAGATTTAAATTCAGTTAAAAATGATTTAATGAGCAACATCGATGCTGACAAAGAGTCACGCAGCGAGTGGGAAAAAACTTATCGTGAAGGTCTAGAGTACCTTGGCATGAACTACGAAGAAAGAACGCAACCTTTTGAGGGAGCTTCTGGTGTTATGCATCCATTGCTTGCTGAGTCAGTCACTCAGTTCCAAGCTCAAGCGTACAATGAGCTATTACCTTCTCAAGGTCCAGTCAAGACTCAAGTCATTGGCATGGCCACCCCTGAAACAGAACAACAAGCATCACGCGTTCAAGAGTTCATGAACTATCAGCTCATGCAAGTGATGCGTGAGTATGACTCTGAAACAGATCAAATGTTGTTCTATCTACCACTGAGTGGTTCAGCTTTTAGAAAAGTATATTACGATCAAAACTTAGGCAGAGCAGTTTCTAAGTTCATTCCAAGTGAAGACTTGATTGTTCCTTATGGAGCAACTGATTTACACAGCGCGACAAGAATCACTCATGTGATTAACATGTCGATGAATGAAATACGCAAACTGCAACAAATCGGTTTTTATCGTGATGTAGATCTAAACTATGGCAGCGTTAATCCAAATGAAACAGATGAGATCCAAGAAGAGATCGATAAGTTACAGGGCGTTGAGCCTAGCTATTCAGATGATGATACTTGTCAAGTCTTTGAGTCCCATGTCGAGTTAGACATACCGGGATTTGAGGATATGAACGCCGAAGGTGAAGAGACTGGCATCAAGTTGCCATACATCGTCACCATGGCCAATGGCAAAGTATTGTCTATCAGAAGAAACTACAAAGAGAATGATCCGTTAAAAGAACGCATCAATTACTTTGTGCATTACAAATTTTTACCAGGCCTAGGATTCTATGGTTTTGGTTTAACCCACATGATCGGAGGCTTGTCAAAAGCCTCGACCTCTATTCTGCGTCAGCTTATTGACGCTGGTACTTTATCTAATTTACCAGCTGGTTTTAAGGCTCGTGGAATCCGTATTCGCAATGACGATCAACCTTTACAGCCAGGTGAGTTCAGAGACATGGACGCTCCGGGTGGAAGTTTGCGAGACGCCTTTGTACCGTTACCGTTCAAGGAACCTTCTCAAACTCTCCTCTCTCTCCTGGGAATCCTTGTTGATAGTGGTCGGCGTTTCGCATCTATTGCTGATATGCAAATCGGTGATGCGAATCAAAATGCGCCAGTCGGTACAACGGTTGCTCTACTTGAGCGTGGCACAAGAGTTATGTCTGCAATCCACAAAAGATTGCATGCATCTCAAAGAATTGAGTTTGAAATCTTATCTAAGGTTTTCGCTGAATACTTGCCACCTGCTTATCCGTACAACACAGCCAATGGTAATCAGACCATCAAGGCTGTGGACTTCGATGAGCGTGTAGACGTCTTACCAATCTCAGATCCAAATACTTTCTCTATGTCTCAACGAGTCATGATGGCTCAAGAGTTACTTAGAACAGTACAAAGCAATCCAGAGATTCATGGACCCAATGGTATTTATGAAGCGTATCGAAGAATGTACGCGGCCATGGGAGTGCAAAACATTGAACAGTTATTGCCACCCCCTCCACAGCCACAACCGATGGATCCTGCAAGTGAGAACGCAGGGCTGATTACAGGATTGCCCCAACAAGCTTTTGCTGGACAAGATCATGATGCACACATTAATTCACACATGTCTTTGTATAGCACCATTACTGCTCAATCAAACCCAGCAGTTTTATCTCTTATTCAAGCACACGTTTATCAGCATGTTTCATTTAGAGCTGCTGAAATTGTAGATCAACAAAATGCACAGAACCCTGAGTTCCAAATGATGATGCAACAAATACAACAGTTGCCACCAGAGATCTCCATGGGTTACCAGCAACAACTACAAGACTCTGTGTCTCGTGATGTAGCGGCCGTGGTTGCTCAGTTGATGCAACAGATCAATCAAATGTTTATGCCACCTCCACCTATGCCAGATCCATTGGTTGAGTTAAGAGGCAAAGAGCTAGACATTAAAGCTGATGATGTACAACGCAAACGTGAAGAGTTTGTACAGCGTCAACAGTTTGATGCAATGAAAGCAATGCAAGGCAATGAACTTGCAGAGCAAAGGTTACAAATTCAAAAAGAAATTGCTATGATGAAAGACGCAATAGCTCGTGAAAGAATCGAGCAGCAAAATCAATTTAAAGCAATGGATATCATGCGAGGTAACAAATGAGTTCAGTTAGACAAAAAATGACAGCAGTTAATAAAGCTGCCATGAAAGAAGAAGAGGCAAAACAAAATGGCAATCAATCGATCATCAATGAGAATGCAAATATCGACATCGACAAAATCGCCAAGAAGGTCGACAAAGATGCGGACAAAGTCCTTGCTAAAGCGACCAAAGAAGTTAAAGCTAAATCCAAAAAGCCTAAGTCTGTCGCTAAGGCTAAGACCAAGGTAGTTAAGAAAAAGTAATGCCCTTAAAAAAAGGTAGCAGTAGAAAGACAATATCTGCTAACATAAAGGAATTAATGGGCAGCGGTAAAAAACAAAAGACCGCTATTGCAATTGCTTTGCAACAAGCAAAGAAAAATAAAGGTAAGAAAAATGGAAAAAGTAAAAAACGTTAAGACAAGCGTAAGCATCAAAGACCAAGGCACTGTTAACTACAAGCAAGTAGAAAGCATTCCTAATCCTGGCGCACCAAAGCCATATGGCGCTGGTAAATCTCGTGGCGGCGGAGCTGCTTTAAGAGGCACTAAGTTTAGCGGAGTTTCCTAAATGGCAATCGGTGATGCTTTAGTTGCACCAACAGGCGTGCAGAATCAGATGTATGGTCAACCTTCTAGAGTACCTGGGTACTCTCAAGGTTTAGGTCAAGCACCTGGTCAAATGGCATTACCACCAGAGCCTATGCCAATAGGCAGACCTACAGCAGTTGTGGGTGGTCCAGCATATTTTACTCCAGCAGGATACCAAGCTCCCCCTCAACCTACACAAGCTTTCATGCCGACTGATGTAAGACCTGATCCAATTGGGCAACAGTTCATGCGTCAAATGCAATCTCCTATGGGTCAACAGTTTCAACAACAGTACGAAGCAACTCAAGCTCCAATAAGAGAAGCTGAGATGGCACAGCGTGCTGAAGAGCAAGCAGCTCAAGATGCAAGGTTTCAAGAAATGATGGATCGTATCGCAGAGCTAGAAGGTCAGTTGGCTACACCTGAACCAGCTCCAATGCCTGGCCCAGATCCTTATGTACCAGGCGGTCCTTTTCCGGGAATACCAGATTTTATAAGAGACTTAGATTTCAGCAATATAGATTTTAGTAATCTTCCTGACTTTTCAAACTTTGATTACGATGACATCATGAATCAATATAGAGACAGAATGGAAATGGGTGAACCAGAACCAATTGAAAGTTTCTTGCCTGATCCTAGAGATCTTCCTCCAATGAGGCCAATGCCTGTGGACGAGCCAAGATTTACAACCATGCCAGTACCAGATGGACCTCGTGGTCCGGGAATGAGTATAGGCGATATGTTAGAAGGCAGAGTAACAACTATGCCAGTTGGAGATCCAGTGCCTTTTGAAGGCAGAAGATCGTTTTTGACTGGTCTTAAGATACCAGAAAGAAAAAGTCCTTTAGAAGATATGATTGCTAGCGGAAGTTTGCCAAAAGCAGTTGGGCTAAACCCTGATTATGTACCTCCAGCAGTTCCACCTGCAAACATACCAAACATTGGTGCAATTAAACCTGTAAGCATGGAAAACATTGATAACAATCGACCTATGATTCCAGACTTTGGTAGAATGAATTTAAGATAAACATCATATTGGCAGGAGAGAGCCATGGACAGC